GAAACAGAAACCGAAAGCGAGGAAGCTGTGACTACAGCCCCAGAAAATACACCGGAGGAAACTCCGGTAGATGCACCGGCCGAGGCTGAAAAAGTCGAAGCCGCTCGTAAGATCATCCGACCATCCGTACTAGACTCTCAGCGAGTACGTACACCTATTACATCTATGGGCGCTTATACAGAGCACAAGATTAAGGCAGCTCTCGGTAACGAGGACTCAAAGCTTTACGTAACCGCCGCCGATGATAGTTTTGCTACAAATCCTGCCTTTTCACCGACTCAATACCTATCTGAGTTTCCAACTAATACACGTTTTGGTACCCCGGCTATTGATGCTTGCAGCCGTGGAGTTTTGCCTACAAATGGCATGACCATAAATGTCCCATCACTCGTTACCTCAGCCGGTGGCGGTACAGGCGTAGCACCTGTCGTAACCGTTGAGGCAGAAGCCGGAGCGGTACAAAATACCGGGATGGAGACTGCATATTTAACTGGGACTGTATCCAAGTACGCCGGCATGAATACGATCAGCGTAGAATTGTTAGAGCGCTCAGATCCTAATTTCTATGCAGAGCTAACAAATCAGCTACAGAACGCGTATCTAAAGACTCTTGATACAACAGTACTAGCGGCTCTTATTGCCGCTGGTCAGTATAGCTCAGGATGCGATGCAGACTCAGCCGGTATTATTGAATTTGCCTCAGACTCAGCTCGTAAGGTTTACGAAGCTACAGGCTATTTTGCTAATAACTACATCGCTAACGGATCACAATGGCAGCTACTTATGGGTGCTACTGATACTACCGGGCGACCAATCTACTCAGCATCTCAGCCAATGAACGCAGGCGGTCTAGTGCAGCCGGGATCTATTCGCGGCAACGTACTAGGGCTTGATCTATACGTAGACAAGAACTTTACCGCTACTACAACTATCGATGACTCTGCAGTAATTCTTGCACCTGAGGCCTTTACTGTTTATCAGTCACCTACTGCATATATGTCTGTAAACGTAGTATCAAACCTACAGGTACAGGTAGCTATTTACGGCTACATGGCAACTATCGCAAAAATGCCTAAGGGCATCGTTAAGTTTAACCTTAACTAAATAAACCACTAATAGTCGGTAGGGCTCTTAGCCCTTTGAGCCCTACCGGCCCTAGTAAGTAAGGAGAATAAGATGCCTGCAACGTACGTAACCGAAGCCGAGCTACGCGCTAACCTCGGCATCGAAAACCTTTACTCGTCGGATATTGTCGAAACCTGTTGCCAAGCCGCTCAAGATTTACTCAACCAATTTTTATGGTTTGACTCCGCACCGGTCGTAGGCACCGCGTTACAAAATAACGTAGCTACGGTAATGATCGCTAACCCTGCGATATTTAGCACCGGGGACTCGATAACCTTGAGTGGATGCGGCTCAACCTATAACGGAACTTTTACAGTTACCGGGACAATCCCTTGGACGGCCGGCACTACTACTCAATTTCCATCTATAGCATTTAATAATATGGCTTTTAATTGGCCTAATGGTTATAGCTTTATACAGTTCGCTAAAACCGCAGCTAACGCTAATTTTACGCGAGTACTCCCTTACGGATCAGCCGTCGGAGCAGATACAAAAACAAACTCATACGCAACTACTCCGGCCGTACGCGAGGCCGCGATGATCTTAGCCGTAGACATTTTCCAAGCTCGGCAGGTCAGCCAAACCGGAGGCGTATCTATCGATGGTTTTAGCCCTAGCCCTTACCGTATGGGTAACTCAATGATCGGCAAAATTCGCGGGCTCATCGCCGGATATACGAACCCTAACGCGATGATCGGATAGCTCGATGACCGTACCTATTACAACTTTACGCGCCTCACTAGCTGCGGCCCTTGCTAACGCGAACGTATGGAATACCTACAGTTTTCCACCATCAACAATTACGGCTAATAGCGTTATCGTCGCACCGGCAGATAATTACATTACGCCAAGTAATAACACATACGCGACTATTTCGCCGCTTGCTAACTTTAAGATTATTATGACCGTACCTATGTTTGATAATAAAGGTAACTTACAAGGTATTGAGGAGTTAGCCGTAGCGGTATTTAACAAACTAGCCGCCTCATCTATCGTAATGAACGTTGCCGCTATGAGTGCTCCATCCGTTTTAGATGTACAAAGTGGATCACTTTTAACGGCATCTTTCGACATCCAAATACTAACGAGCTGGAGTTAAGCATGAGCCTAACCGACGAGGATATCGCCTTTCTTATTAAGATAGGGCAGATCACCGAAGCACCAAAAAAAGAAACAAAAACACACACACCTACTACAGAGAAAAGCGAGGAATAGGCGATGGCCGTATTTCTATCAAATGGAGTAGTCGTAACCCTTAACTCGGTTGCACTCTCAGACCATGTTACAAGCGCGACAATTAACCGCGTATTTGAGGAGCTCGAGGTTACGGCCATGGGTGACTCATCACGTAAGTACACAAAGGGATTAGAGACAAGCACGATTTCTCTAGACTTTTTATCTGATACCGCAGCTGCTAACGTAAACGCAACGCTACAAGCTGCGTGGGGTACTACCGTGCCAATCACGCTAAAACAAACTAGCGCAACTACCTCAGCTACTAACCCTCAGTACGCGACTACAATCCTAGTAAATAACACTACAGATATTAACGGCGCGGTCGGAGATATCGGTACTCAGAGCATCACGTTTACCTGTAACTCACCAATCGTAATTACAACCGCACCATAAACGAAAAGAAAAGGGGCTAACAAATGGCACGACTCAAAATAACAAGGGCTACAGGCGAGGTATCCGAGCATCAAATCTCGCCGCGAATTGAGTACTCCTTTGAGTTATATGCAAAAAAAGGCTTTCACAAAGCTTTTAGAGATGACGAGAAACAAAGCGACGTATATTGGTTAGCTTGGGAGTGCTTACGTACATCCGGCGAAACTGTACCGATGTTTGGGGCAGAATTTTTAGATACCTTGGCTAAGGTCGAGGTACTAGACGATCTACCTTTAGCCTAGGGCGGGACTCTGTAACTTATTTGGTAGCACAACTATCAATACGGTTACAGATCCCGCCTCAAGCGGTACTCGATCTCGATACAGAAATGCTTAAGATGTTAATTAAAGTATTAAACGAGCAAGCGGAGGAGGCCCTAAATGCCAGTCGCAATAAAAGGCGTACGCGAAACGGTTAAGGCACTCCGTAGGCTCGATCCTGAAATGTTGAAAGAAATGAACGCCGAGGTACGTGCGGCGATGGTACCGATCCGCGATAAAGCTCGTGGCTTTGCTCCATCGCCTCAACCGGATAACCTTTATAACTGGAACGAAAACACCGTAGGTAAAACTATTACGGCTCGTAACTCTATGTTTAGAACTTTTAACACCGAGGGCCGTGTACGTATGTTTCCACTTTATGATTACGAAACAGTAAAAAAAGGGATTTATTACTCTCAGGCTCCGAGCAAGAAAAATCGCAACGGATGGCAAGCTCTTTACTTTGTAGCTAATAAATCTGCCGCTGGTGCTATCTATGAAACCTCGGGCCGTAAAAACCCGGCGGGAGATCCTAAGAGCCGATCCAATAACCCTAACGCGGGCGCTCACTTTATCGCTCGATCAGGTCCTCTCTATGGAGATAAGCAAGCCGAGCGCGGTCGTATGATTTATCGCGCGTGGAAAGAGGACGAGGGTAAGGCTCAAGATGCCGTATACAGAGCTATCGAGAAAACTGTAGATAACTTTAATAATGGCCGTTATGGCATGAGTACCTACGGTTTGGCTGCATAATGGCAATACCTAATTTAATCGTATCGGCGGTAGCCGAGTGGAACGGTAAAGCTCTCACTAAGGGCGCTAATCAAATCGGTAAGTTTAATCAAACTGTTAAAGGACTAGGGCGTACTCTTGGCGTTACCTTTAGTGCCGCTGCCCTTTTGGGTTACTCTAAAAAAGCCGTAGCAGCTTATGGCGAACAGATCGCCGAGGCTAAGCGCCTTGATACCGCTTTACGTAATCTTGGCTTTAATTTTGCTACCGCTGAGGCTGAGGGCTACATCGATAGTATCGAAAAGGTAACGGGCGTAAATCGAGATCAGCTCCAACCATCATTTATTCAGCTTGCACAAACTACACGCTCTACAACTATGGCTCAATCTATGCTCAATACCGCGCTGGATATTAGCGCCGGTACTGGCATGGATCTAGTCTCAGCTACAAAGATTTTAAGTCAAGCATACGTCGGTAATGTAAAAGGTCTTAAGCAGCTTAATCTAGGTCTAACTAATGCCGAGCTATCTAGTAAGTCCTATTTAGAGATCGAAAGACTTATCGCCGCACAATACGCGGGCCAATCTAAAAACGCGGCGGACTCATATCAAGGCTCACTCAATCGCCTTAAGATCGCAGCTGAGCAAGCTAGTGAGCAGATCGGCCAATCTTTAGTAGCCGCTTTAAGTACATCATCCGGCGGTATTGATAAGCTCATCGATAAAGTCGATGGCGCAGCGGACTCGATCTCGGGACTTATTACTAACGTATCGGTATTAGCTAAAGATCTAGGCAATTTATTTGCCGGCTTGCCGGGCGCAGGTGTTTTAGATAATGCGTTTAGAGGGGTTAAAAACTATCTTGGCAAGTTTTCTATCGGTGCCTTACGTACCAATGTAGATAAGGTCTTAGGCCGCCAAGGCGGTTTTCCTCAGGGCGTACCTCAAGATCTTAAAAATCTGCGAGCTAATGCCGAAAAGGCAAAAATGGACAAAGAGGCTATTAAACGCCAAAAAGAAATATTAGCGTTACAGAAAAAAGCCGAGCTTGCTAAGAAAAATGAAATATCGCTTAGTAAAGCCGCTGAAACTTTTGATACTAACCGTATCTCTATCGCCGCAGCTCTTAAAGCTACATACGATAAAGATACTCGCCTACGCCTTGAGGCCCTCATGGCTATCGAGGATGAGGACGGCGAAAAAGCTCTAGAGCGTATTAAGCAACTAGGCATACTTACGGCAGCTAACCAAACCGCAAAATTAAACGGCCTCAAAGGTATTACTGAGAAAGAGCTTGAGGGTCTTAATACCGTACTCATGAAAGAGTTATCGGCTATTGAGTCTGCCAAAAATGCAAAACTAGCAGCTATTGATAAATCCGGGGCAGATCAAGCCTCAAAGGATGCAGCTAAGTTAAAGGCTATTGCCGATGCCGAAGCGGCAGAAGCCGCCGCTTTTGCCAAGTATAACGATGCGTTATCTAAGCAAGGCGGTCTAAACGATCTAGACTTTTACACAAAGAAAACTCAAATTACTACTCTTGAGGTTTTACGTTTAGCATCAATTAATAAAACTACCGCAGCACAAACTTTAGCCGATCAAATTGCACTAGCGGCCGGCGTTAAAACCGTTGAGGAGATCGCGGCCAAGCGTAAAGCGGCTCAAGATGCGGATAATGCAGCGATGGCCGCCGAAGCTGCCGCTAGAAAAGCCGCCGAGGATAAAGCCTTTACCGATTATCTTGCCGCTCTTAAAGCTAAAAATGATGCAGCCCTTACCGCAGATGC